GGGTGACTAGAGCTATGGATACGTCCATAGATTCTGTGTTATCTGACACCAGCCCCATAAGTGGGGCTGATGTACAAAAACTTATATTTGGAAATACACAACCAGTCTCCTATGACAGGAGACCAGAACCAAAATTAGGTCAGGTCATCGTGCTCGATGAGGGTGACTGCTTTCACTATGCAATTTACATCGAGAAAGGCCTCCTATTTTCAACAGGAGGCATGATTGGAAACGGAGCATTCCGTCTCAATGGCCTGACCCATCCCTGGGGCACATTGGATCTTTTTGGCCCAGAGGATAAAACGTTCTATCAAAACAAGATTGGGGAGAAATACCCCTACTCAATCACTAGAAGCAATTGTCTGCACTCAATCTTGCAAACCATTGGGGTGTCATATGTACATTACAAAGATAAGCCTTTACCAGCCCAGTTTTACACACATGTCCAAGATTGGAATGAAAATAGGTACGACGTCGGAGGGACCAAAAGCGGATGGACACAACAACTCCTCGAGATCGTGTACCTTATTGTCAAAGATGTCAATTGGGCAAAGATTTGCATGGATTTCAAGCCATTGAACCTTTGGCACAATTGGAAAACCATGAAACCAACATTCAAGGGTGTGTTAGCATTCCTGACAAGGGTTGCTGAACTCTGGGGCATAAACATATCCAGTTTGATCACATTTCTTACCTCATCACTGATCCCACAGTCACCATTTTCCCCATCTTTCTTAATGAAAGTGGTTTTGGGTGCCTTGGGTTTTTGCACTTCATACATTTTTAAGAAATCCCTGAATGCTTTTTCCTCAGTGTTGCGGAACTTCAATAAGTTCATCCAGAATTGGACCGAATTTGGCACACACTCAGAATTTGGTGTGCGCATCCTTGAGACAATAACAGGCACAATACCCCCTTGGAAACCTCACCAGGAATCAATATCTGAAGTTCTGGACGACCTCACACACGGTAAAGTCCAAACAGGTGATGATGTTTCTACCCGGCTCCAAAGGTTGAGCGACACTATCAAAGATCTGAGTGTCATGGCTTGTGATCCCTCTGCACCGCCCGAAGTTGCGCAAGCTATAAAGCAGGCAAATGATGTTAAAAGAGCATTGGAAAAGACCCTTATGAACACTGCCCACAGGCGTCGTCCAATTGTAATTGTGCTTGCTGGTCCACCCGGTTGTGGCAAGACAACCTTTGCGAAGCATTTGGCTCAACACTGTGCAAAAGAACTCAAAACTGGCATATATAGTCACACTCCCGGAGTAGACCATTGGGATGCCTATGACAATCAGGGTGTTATGATTTGGGAGGATTTTGGGGCCACAAATCCTGAAGAAGAGCGAAAACTACTTCAGAGACTTGCTGACACCATGCCAGTCACACTCAATTGTGACAAAATTGAGAACAAAGGTAAATTCTTTACATCCACTATAATAATCTTGACCACAAACTTGGAGGACATCTCGAGCGGGAATGCTCGTATGGCAACACTCCGTAGGGTGGACTTCCACTACCATGTCTCATCCTTCGCGGTTGAGCACTGGCAGAAGGGGGGTTGCAACGGACCAAAGCCATACAAAGATGATTTTAGCCACCTCACTATCAGGCAATTACCTAAGTTTGCAACAAATTTCCATGGAAACACTCTGTTTGGGCAGTGGAACCCGCAACCTGTGTCGCCTAACACTGTTAAAGCCAACACTCTTGCTGTTTGGAAAATGCAATCAGATGAATATCCAGAGCAACCCGTGGGTTGGCTCATGCTCCAGTTGGGATGCTCCTACTTCTCTGGACTCAAGCATGTGAACGATCTTCGCAGAGGGGTCATACCACGCATTGCATACACAGGGGGGGACATTAAGTGTACAGTCATGGGGTATAAACTAGATCTATATTCCCTCGATGGATACCTCACTGGTACAGTGGAGAAAGGAGACACCAAGATATCCAATGAGGTATTCTATGACTGTGAGACTGGGCATGAGGTGAAAGTCGACTCCACACCATACGACATCCGCCTCAATGAATGGAAAATGGGAGTGTCTCTCCACTGGTTGCTGACCAAGTTGCTCAACTTCTTCCTCAAAGCAAATGCTGTCCAAGATTCCAACGACACAGCACAAGCACTTAGCGTGTTTGAGGCCAAGGGCAAGACAAAAAGGGGTCGAGGGGCACGCAAACTCAAAGCAAAGGTGTCTCGCCGCTACAAGTTCTCTCCACAGGAGTACAATGAATTTCTCAAAAGGAGAGAAGATGCTGCTCAGCGAGGCATAGTGTACACAGTTGATGACTTCCTAGATGACATTGGCTACAACACTGATGAAGAAGATGATGAGTGGTGGGATCCGGATGGTGAGTTCAAACAGAAGCATGATACTAACTATGAACCCAGTGATGATTATTACGACGAGGGATACGTGTGTTCTTTTGTCTTCCCTGCAACTTCTGGTGGGGTTAAGAAAGGCTGTGCCACGCAGATCAGTGGTAGTAAGTTTCTCACAGCCACACACGTTGCAAAATCATGTGACAAAATTCGGGGCCTCCCTTTCAAGATAATCAAAATTGATGGTGAATTATGTCTTGTTGATGTCCCTGGTGTTAAATCCCAAACCAAACTTGAGGTTTCATTCCCGGCCATTGGTGACGTTGTCAACTTGTGTCCCTCGAGGGGATCTCAAAGGCCAAACATCCCCGTGGTTGTGCGCAGTATTGGAAACACAAACATTGCTGGGAAATTCCTCAACGTCTTCACAGGTACAGTTGTGGCAGCTGGGAAGAAATCTGACGGCCTCGGGTCTGAACCAGGAGACTGTGGCTCACCATATCTTAAATTTGTTAATGGAAAACCAACTCTTGTAGGCATTCACACAGCAGGCAGCTACACTACCAACCAGGTTGCAGGCTTAGTGATACCTTCTAGATTCAACCTTGAAGGGAAAACAACATATGTTCCCAACAAAACTCCACCTGAGACCACCCAGATTTGGTACACCAAATATTCAGAGGAAGTTAATGCTGAGATGCACCCGCCGCTTGTAGGAACTAAAGACCCAAGAAACCCCATACCAACCAGTGAAATCCTCAGTGAGATGTTCAAACCCTACTTGACTCCAAATCCAGGAAGAGTGAACCAAGCAGATCTACTTGCAGCTGCAGAGGCTGTTCGTGTTAAACTCAACGCACTTGTGAAGACACGAATAGATTTGTCCGCCCAAGAGGCATTTGAGACACTTGATCCATCAACCTCATCAGGATACCCCCTATACTGTAAGAAGGATAGGTCACTTCCAGGAGTTGAAGCAACAATCACAAGAGTTCAGAATTGGCTTGATGGCAAAGGACAGCTCCATAGACCCATATATACAGCTGCACTCAAGGATGAACCTGTCAAGCAATCCAAGATTGATGACGGGAAGAAGCGCTTGCTGTGGTGTGCGCCACTTGAAACTTCCATCGCTTGTGCAGCCCTCATGACAGACATCTGTGCCCAGCTTAAGATTATGAGAGGTGAATGGCCTGGCAAAGTCGGGATGAACCCGACTGTGGAATGGTGGTTCCTTGACCAGCAATTTGGTCCAAATGTCCTCTGTGTAGATTATAGTAGATGGGATTCAACCATGATACAGTCAATCTATGAGATTGGTGTCAAAACACTCTTTGGACTCTCAAACCACCCCAAAGCCCCAGAGTTGATTGACCTGCTGTGTCAACCACGCAAGGTCATCGTCAACGATGAACTCAGAACTGTTTATCAAGGCCTTCCCTCTGGGATACCCACAACATCATTGCTAAATTGTGTGTGCCACTGGATAGCTAGCACCATAGCCATTGCCTATGCGGCGAAGATCCCCATTGCTGAAGCTGTTAACTGGCCACTTGCTGTGTACGGAGATGATGAGGTCATCAACTGTCCCTGTTCTAACTTTGCAGTAAGGTATGCAAATGAAATGCGTCGGATGGGATTTCACCCGACCAACCCTGACAAATCAGAGTTTTTCCATCCCATTCACAAGTCCAAGATGGAGTTTTTGTCCCGCACGACCCAGTATGTGGGTGGTAGGTGCGTTGGGGCGTTGAAGAAGACCTCAATAGAGCGCCAACTGTACCTTACCCGTGGGCCACAACATAACAATCCATTAGAAATTGGCTTCCCAGGGCCGTGGTTCGGTGAGCAACTCATGTGTGTTATGGGAGAAGCATCTCTCCACGGTGAACAGTATTTCAATGAGATTAAAGACAAGTGTGCTCGCGCAGCGCACTTAGCTCACGTCAAGTTTGAACCCTGGCCCTTCTGGCCCACCTTCTTGTGGGCCACGCAAAATGATATTGGTTGTTCTGGATTCTTGTGATTGATCACAATTGTCATAGACATGGAAAACAGCAAAACTGAACAAGTGACTGGTGCCACTGGTATCACCCAGAGTACCGTCACAGCTCCCCTTCCTGAGGCTGTCTCTTCACTCTCCTTGGCACCCACTGTGAATGCACTGGATCCATGGGTTTACCTCAATCAAACCGAGGTGCCTGGAGGAACTTTCACTGTATCTAGTGCTACACAACCTGGCTCTGTTCTACTTGAGCTTGAAATCTCTCCTGAACTCAACCTCTACACATCTCATTTGTTTCGCATGTATGCTGGTTGGTCTGGTGGCTTCTCACTCAAGCTTCTTGTGGCAGGCAATGCCTTCTCTGCTGGCAAACTCATTGCAGCCATTATACCACCCAATATAGAAGTGCCAAACTCTGCTTACCTCCTCACCGGCTTTCCTCATGAGATCCTGGATTTCAGAACAGCTGATTCCATGGAGATCATTGCACCTGACATCAAAAACATTGATTACCACTTCAGAGGTGATAAATTGGGTAAATTGGTTGTTATGGTGTATTCACCGTTGAGATCAACTTCAGCTGACTTTGAGATTGAAATCAAACTCACCTCAGCACCCCTCCCTGATTTTAAGTTCACAATGCTTGTTCCGCCCATCCAAAATAATGCACTGCCAATTTGGTCCATTCCACAAGCTCCACCCTACAGTATGGTCAATCCCAGGAGCCCCCTCACCCCAGTTGTGGAACTGTACATAAATTCCAGTTACGCAACGTGCAACCATCAGCTGGGGAGGTACACTATCTATCAAGGGGCTATAGGTAATTCCACCTTCAACCCAAGTGGTGCCTGGACTGCCACATGCACAGCAGAAGCCGGTTCCGTGACTGGCAACCCAAATTGGAGGTATGCTCTCCTTGACCTACCTGACAACCCGACGTTTGATCCCACACTTCCTCCCGTACCACGCGGGTTTTGTGATTGGGGTTCTGGTGTTAAATCAGGAAACAAACAACATTTGGTGTGCTTCACAGGCAAGAAATTTGCAGGAGGGTTTCAAGATGTTGATGCACACATGTGGGATTATGGGGACAATGAAACCGTGGGGTTGGACAACACCTACCAAAGGACCATCTACATTAGTGACCCATCCCTGGAAAAAGACGCCCAGTACCTAGTAATACCTATGGGTGTCTCAGGAGCAGCAAATGATGACACCGTGCAAGTCGCACCTAACTGCTATGGTTCCTGGGATTATGCCCCAACAGTGGCCCCCCCTCTCGGTGAACAGTTTGTCTGGTTCAGATCCCAGTTGCCTGCTTCAAAAACCACGACTACCAGTGGTGTCAACTCTGTCCCAGTGAATGTCAATGCCCTGATGTCACCTGACCTTATACGCAGTGCCTATGCTTCTGGTTTTCCCCTTGGCAAAGTTGCGCTCCTTGACTATGTTTTGTTTGGTGGTAGTGTTGTCCGGCAGTTCAAATTGTACCCCGAGGGGTACATGACTGCCAACACCACTGGATCAAATACTGGGTTTATCATTCCTGCTGATGGTTATTTCAGATTCAACTCCTGGGTCTCTCCATCCTTTATGATCTCTTCTGTGGTTGATTTGAACCTGCAGACAGCAGTTGTCTTTAGATAATGGCTGGCGCTGCGTTTGCTTCAGGTCTTGGTCAAGCTGCTGGTGGCATATTTGGATCCTTGATTTCCGGCGCCATTCAAGCTGGACTCAATGAGCAACAGTTCAATCACAATAAAGCTTTGGCTGAGCAACAATTTGGTTATAATCTCCAGTTGGCACAGCAAAATGCCACTCTGACAAAGGATATCAATCAATTCAATCAACAACTTGAGCTTTCAAAATACACCAATGCAGGCTTTTCTCTCGCTGATGCTGCTCTTATGTCTAAGTCCCTCTCTTCAGGCCTTTCACCAACTCGTGTGCTTACTTCTGCAGGTGTCAAGGTGTATGCCAGTGGGGCGCCCACTTCATACCTAACATCTGGGAAGCAAATTTCAAGTGGGATACAAACTATGCACTCTGCCCTTTCTGCTAAGCCATCAAAAACCCCAACCGTTTACAAGTGGGTGAATAACCCTCTAAATTATGATACCCTATCAATTGGCTCTGAAGTTAGTTCCACAGTCCCAACCTTGTCTAGATCTTCCTCTGTGTCTTCTAAAACCCCAACCTTATCTAGATCTTCTTCCATATCTTCTATCTCTAGTGGTTCTCTGAGTAGGTTCTCAACTTGGGGTTCCTACATGGATTACAAGATGCCATTAAACAAGCCGTGATCATGGGTGATATAAAGACCACTCCAATTGGCCGGAGTGAGACCCTAAGCCCATGTAGCTTTTTCCTGGCATAC